GAATGGAGATACTGTAAGTAGAAAAGAAATGGCTCGAGAAGAGACCATCTATAGAAATTTACAACAACGATTTGTTAACGCCGCAAACCTAGCTGGTGTTGAGACAGGAGTTGCTACTGAAGAAGTAGAAATGCCTGAACATGTAGCAAACTTATTTGAATCTACTTATGTAGATAATAGAGCGGTTATGGGACAACATGCTATGACTTATATAACAAGTCAGCAGGAAGTAAAACAAAAATTAGACAAAGCTTGGTTTCATTATCTAGTTTCTGGAGAGTGCTATACTCATAGGGGGGTTAGACATAATGAGCCTTACTATGAAGTACTAAACCCTATCAATGTAAATTATGACTTAGATCCAGACTTAGATTATGTGGAAGATGGAGACTGGGCTTCAATAACTAAATATGTACATGCAACTACACTAATAGATCATTATTTTGATGTCTTAACAGATAAAGAAATTCTAGAATTAGAATCTCCTACTAATGGTGGTAGTGATATAGGTTTATTAGCTAGTATGACATCTTCTGGTGGAAAGAATCCACAAGACTCTAGGTTAATAGAAGTTGTAACTGTTTATTGGAAAGGAAGAAAACGAATAGGATTCTTATCTTTTATAGACCCAAACACGGGAGAACCTATTGAAGAAGAAGTTCAAGATGGATTTAGAATGCCTAAAGAGATGAAAGAATCTGGAGCTACGATAGAATGGATATGGGTTAATGAAGTTTGGGAAGGAACTAGAATAGATAATAAATTTTATGTAAATATACAACCTATTCTAAATCAAAGAAATTCTTTAGATAATCCATCAATATGTAAATTACCTATTAACGGTAGAAGATACTCAGATGTAAACAGTAAAAATATATCATTAGTAAGTTTAGGAATACCTTTTCAAATTAATTATAATATCTATAAATATAGATTAGAGTTAGCTATAGCTAGAAGTAAGGATATAGTCGCTCAATTTGATATTAATATGATTCCTAAGAAATGGGACATGGATAAATTTATGTACTTTGTTGAAGGAACAGGTATTGCTTGGGTAGATTATAATAAAGAAGGTACTCAACTTTCACCTCAACATCAATCAGTATTAGATATGTCTATTAAAACTATAGAACAATATATAATCTTATTAAATTCTATAGTAGAAGAGTGGGAGAAATTATCTGGAGTTACAAGACAACGACAAGGACAAATAGGAAGTTATGAAGGTAAGGCTGCATCACAACAAGCTATTGTACAATCTTCTCATATTACAGAAGATTTATTTAAAAAGTTTGCAGGTGTAGAACAAAGAGATATGCAAGCATTATTAGATTACTCTAAACAAGCTTGGCATACAGGTAAAAAGACAGCATTCATGATGCCTGACGGTGTAACAGAATTTTTAGATATAGATTCTATGGAGCATATGGAATCTAATTATGGAATATTTATGACTGATTCAGGTAAAGAGAAAGATAAGATAGATGGTATAAGACAGCTTTCTCAAGCTATGGTTCAGAATGGAGTTCCAGTATCTGCTATAGCTGATATGATGGATTCAGATAGTTTCCCTCAAATTAAAGCTAAGATAAAAGAAGCAGAGAAAAAACAAGAAGAATTAGAACAAGCTCAACAAGAGGCTGAACAAGCTCAACAACAAGCACAACTTGAACAGCAACAAGCTCAGATGGAACAGCTTAAGGAAGATAATGAGAAAGAACGTCAAACTAAGATTCAAATTGCAGAGATACATGTAAGTGGACAAAAAGAAGGAGCACAATTAAATCTACAACATGGTATGGAGGAAATTGCACTTAAAGAAGAAGAAATTCAAATAAAAGATAAACTAGCAAATGAGGAGATTAGATCCAATAAAGCTGATGAAGCTATCGATAGAGAAAAGATAAAAGCTGATATTAAGAAAGCTAAGATAAGTAAAAAGGATTCTAATAACACTAAGGATTAATGGGGTTATCATCTAAAGAAAAGCTAGATATAATTAAAGGCTCTTTATCTGGGGCGGTAGATAAACCTGCATTTTTAGCAATTCAAGAAGCTGAGGAATTATTGGCTGAAGAAGAGGCTATAAAAGAACAGTCTCAACCTGCTCAAGAACAACCTATAGAACAACCAGAAGTGGCATCCACTGGAGGAACAGTACCTGCTAGCCCTAATGTACCCCATCCCTCAACGGGCTCATCGCAACCCCATCTAGTTAATTCTGCTTCTTCTATGGAGATAGGATTCAACCAAGCGTCAGGTACCTCTAGAGGAGCTACTACTCTGGGAACAGAGGGAACATATAAGAAAGGTGGTTTTAATTTTAATAAGAAAAATAATTATTCTATTAAAACGGTTGATTATAGTAAAGAAGCTATTAAAAAAAGACAAGAAAATAATAAAAGTAATTTGTCTACCTCTGAGAAAATAGATTTAGGACTTTCATCTATGGGAATGATACCTGGAGTAGGTATAGTCCCAGACGCAATTAATACAGTGTCTAATTTTGGACAAGGTATATATCATACTATAACAGGAGATACAGATCAAGCAAAGACTGATTATGCAAATGCTGGTTTAGCTGCAACAGCAATGATTCCTGTTTTTGGTACTGGTGTAACAGCTGGAAAGAATGCAAAAACATTATATAGGGTAGTTAATGCCTCAGATATGAAAAATGCTACAAAATATGCTAGTACTATACCAGAAGCAGGTACTGTAGGTAGAAGAACTGGTATTATGGGGGATGTCCAAAAGAATACTGATTTTGATCATTTGAATGCTACTACAGATCAAAGCTGGATCCTAGGTAAGAATAATTTATTTGATAGATACGATGGAACACACGTTGCAAAACTTAAATATAATCCATTACATTTTAAAAATGTAGGCACAGTTATAGATAATGATAATTTAGCTAAAATTAGACCAGGTACCGGTACTAATATGCGTGTTTCAGGTCCTGACGGACAAAATATAACAACGATTATGGGACCTAAAGGAACTCAAGTAGCAGATGTAGAAGAAATTTTAACTAAGGAAGATTATTTAAAATTACATAATAAAAATCCCAAATTCAAATGGCAAGACGGAGGATTTAATTATGATCCCCCTAAGATAAAGAAATCTATGTCTATGGAAGAATTATTAAGAAGACAACGTTTTCAAGAATCAGAATTAGAAGATAAATTAGATTATTACAATTTAAAATATTTTCAACCACCTCTGCGCAGTAAAGAAGTACAAACATTATTAAAAC